ATTTTCTACCACCAAATGTTTTTATATATCCAAACGCTGCACCGTCTCTAGATATGGCATCCATTAAATCTTTTACAAATGGTACACTGTCATGATATTTGTTAAATAGTTTTGTAGCTTCGTCTTTTGTAGATAGTCCTAACTCTGCTTGCAGTTTAGCCTTACCCATACCGTAGAACAATCCAAGGTTAATTGTTTTGGCTTGTGTTCTAGATATGTTAGCCATATCTGCTACTGTTTGGTGAAAGTCTACAGTGTTGTTTTGAAATCTTTCTACTATCTCTTTTACCTCTTCATCTCCTTTAAATTTTGTAGCCGCATAATGCACTACCAACCTAGGTTCTTGTTGAGAATAGTCAAAACAACCCCACTTGTGGCCATTCTCAGGTATAAATAACGATCTAATCATAGGTCCTAGTTGCTTGTTCCTCGCTGGGATCTGTTGGAGGTTTGGATTAGAGTAACTAAATCTACCAGTTACCGTGCCCCCACTATCCCCTCTAATGGGATTTATATCTGCGTGTATTCTACCTTTGTGTTGATACTTGATAATTGTGTCTATAAATGTAGTATGAGCTTTGTTGATTTCTCTAGCTTTTGCTATCTTATTAACAATAGGATGTGGATGTTCTTGAAGAAAATTTTTAGTAAATGAAGGTGCCTTTGATTTTGCAGTTCTTACATAAGATAAATTTAATTTGTCAAAAACTTTGGCAATGCTTCGTGCTGCCCATATTTGAGGTTCTAGGCCTGTTTCTTTTTTTACTTCTAGGAGTAACGTTTCTTCTTGTGATGCTAGTTGTTGCTTCAGTTTATGAGCTGCTTCAACGTCTACGCGTACTCCCTTAAATTTCATATCAATTAAACACGGAAATAATTGTGTTTCAAGATCAAATACTTTAGTTAGATCTTGTGCTTTGATTTCAACAGATAGTTTTTTAAACAAAGCTAAAGTTAACTCAGCATCTTTTTCAGCATATTTACCTACATACATGGCTGGTAGTTTCCACATTTCAGCTTTTGCATCAATACCTGCCTTATCAGCTGCTGCTCTTAATGCTGTTTCGTCTTTGACTTGACCAAGATAGTCTATTGATAAACTGTTTAATGAATAATGAAATCTATTTTCATCTACTAATGATGCCATAACCATTGTATCAACTATGTGACCATTTATTTGCACACCATATGCTCTCAGCCAACATACATCATACATTGCATTATGAAACAATTTAACATTAGGTAGTGCACATATTTCTTTTACCCAACGCATAACTACAGCTTCATCAAAAAAGTTTCCTTCTTTATGGCCAAACGAATAATAACCTGACCATCCTTCAACAGCCACAGCTACACCTACAATTTCTCCATCTCCAATTAACGCACCAGAACCTCGTGCTTTTAAACCAGGGTCTCTTGTCTCTAAGTCAATCGCTATGTACTTGTGGTCTTTTAAATCTGGAAACGACTCTGGACTTATCCATTCCGTAGGCGCTTCAAAAATCATTTATAGTCCCTTTCAATGATCATTTCTAAATAATGCATAGCTTTCTTTATGTCTTGTAACTTTCCTTTAGACTGATGTCTACAAATATATTTAATAGCATTACCTTCTGCAAAAAATAATTTATTTTTGTTTATAAAATCTGCAGGTTGAATGGCCATATCTTTGTAATGGGATCCTCCTATTTGTTTTTTATATGCACTCATACTATTGGTTCTCCTATTGTGTAAAAATAATCTGAATTCGGTTGCATTATATATAAATTTTCTTTTGCTCTTGTTGTTCCTACAAAAAATAATCTATGCTCTGCATCTGGATTTTCGTATGCACTACGATATATAAACTCATCTTGTCCTTCTGTACCGTAGTCTGTAAACAAACATACGTTCTCACATTCTTTACCTTTAGATCCATGCAACGTTAGTAATTTTATTTTTGATTTTTCCATTAACGTGTCACCTCTTTCTAATAATGTTTGCATGTATTCTTTCGTATCTTCTGGTAGATGTAATTGTCTCCAATCGCCTGATATTAACAAACCATGATGGCTTTTTAATTTATCTAAGTCTACACTAGTTTCATTTTGTAAACTTTTACCATCAGAAAAACCTCTAGCAAGATGACCTTTTTTTACCACTAAATATTGGTAAACTGTTTGAGCTTCTTCTCCAGATACAAAGGCACCTTGATTTAATCTAGTCCAAACTCTGTATGCTTCTAATATAGAGTTAGGTAAATATTTATTAGTTTTACCTGTAAACCTTACACCTAAAGAATAAAAATGTTCTGAGATATTTTGTAATAATTTATTAGTTCTAGCTAAAATCATCCACTCGCCTTTAGAAAAATCTATTTCATCTAACACATAGTTAGGATAGACCTTGCCCTCTGCATCACGTGGTATCCATTTTTTATCTATTCTGGTTGTAAGTTGATTTAATATTTTAATAGCTTCTCGATGCACGCTTCTAGGTACACGACGAGATACTTCTTGGTCATCTCTTTCACCTTCTTGTTGCATAAAACAATTAGGATCTGCTCCTTGAAACCCATAGATAGTTTGATCATCATCCCCAGCCATGTATGCTCGTTGACATTTTGATTTTATATAATCAAAACATTTCCATTGATGTGGGCTAAGGTCTTGGGCTTCATCGAGGAAGACGACATCGAGTGGAGGACATCGATCTTCCTCGACAAACTTGTTAATCATATCGTAGAACTCGACCATATTGGTTCCGTCTTTGAATGATTTTAAATCTGTTTGTAATTGTATTGTAGTATCTACATCTATTTCGTGATGTTTCTGTAACTCAACAGCAGCATTTTCTATAGATATTAATTTAGATCTTGAGTATTGTATTATCTGTAAGTGTGTGTTTTGATATCTAGGGTTACCCGCAGCATCTACTGTTGTTTCAAAAGATATATTTTGCCATTCTAAATACTCTTGTTTAAAACGATTCCATTTTTTACCAGTTAATAACTGTGTGTTAGCGTCTATATTAGACTCTCTCATACCCATAGCATGCATTGTAGATATGTATTTTAACTTACTATCAGGAAATAGTTCTTCAATTCTTTCTGCTGCCTCTTCTGCAGCTGATCTACTAAATGTAATATAAGCAATTTTTTCAGCTGAAGTATTATACTCATTTAATTCTTTTTTTAAATAGTGATTTACAAGTCTATATGTTTTACCCGTACCTGGTGGTCCCATTATTTTTTTTACTATAGCCATGGTGATTTATCTATTTTAGTTGTTCTAGGGTTAGGTCTTTCTAATTTAACAGTAGGCATTTTTAATAGTCTTACAGTTTTAGCACCTACTTTTGGTGAAGCTTCTTCTGCCTCAAACAGTGATTGTAATAGCCTCATTGTTTTTTGTTTAGGATAAGTTCTCTCTGCCCAAGACTTAGTTTTTAATAAGAATTTCCAAAAGTCTTTAAATTTAAAATAAGTAAAACCGTCTGTGTCGGTAAATGCAATACCTCTCATCACATCTTTTATCTCTTTACCTGGTGTTTTATTAATGTAATCGGCTAGTATTTCTTTTAACTGCACATCTAATTTTGATGAATCTGGTGCAGGTATAGTTTCTAAATTTGCAAAAAGTTTTATTAATAATCTACGCCACATATGTTTAGGCACAGGCATCATAGGTTTACCTATCTGATTCATACATGCTAGTGAAAATTTTTCTGGGTCGTGTAATGTTGCGTCATCTACCTCTACACTTTCACCATCAATTGATGCAAAGTATATTGGTGGGTCAGAATCATATTTTCTAATTTCAGTAATTTCTGGTGTTGGTGCGTTATCTCCTACACCATATTCTTTTAAGGCACATTTTTTTGCATCACAAAAACTATGTATAGGCTCATCTTTGCATTTATAATTATAATCTTTACTATCTAAAGAACCTATTAATGTATTAATTTCATTAGCGTCTAACGGTGGACTCATGAATTGTTTATTGTAAGTAAACATATGTCCTTGCCATTCCTCTTTGTCTGGGTATCTTTTTTTTAAATAAACACCTACGTTGTACATACAATTGTTTCGTTGGCCATCTGGCACTCCATCATTTAATAATG